ACCTATCCTACCCCGAGTTCTCACAGCAGTTTCTAGACACTACCCTTTTTGACCATCAACTTAACTGGCTAGACCTCATTGAAGGTAAAGAGCCAAGATGGCAACCTACGGGTATGACCTATGAGCCTGGAGACCCCAAGCGTGTCCTTATCAATGTTCCTCCTGAACATGCTAAGTCGACAACCATAACTACCAACTATACCCTTTACACTATTGTAACAAATCCCAATGCCCGAGTCATTATTGTCTCTAAGACTCAAGGCATGGCCCGCAAGTTCCTTGGGGCTATCAAGACCAGGCTAAGTCACCCAGCCTACATGAAGTTACAGACCGCTTTCGGTCCAAACGGTGGCTATAAGGCAGATGCTACACAATGGTCCGCCGACATGATTTATCTAGGAACGGGACGCGATTCTGGCGAGAAAGACCCTACTGTCCAAGCCCTTGGGTTCGGTTCACAGATTTACGGTGCTCGTGCAGACCTCATTATCCTAGATGACGTGGTGATGGGTTCAAATGCCCACGAGTGGGAGAAGCAAATCGAATGGCTTCAAAAGGAAGTAATCACCCGCCTGGGGCGGCATGGAAAACTACTTATAGTAGGAACCCGTGTCGCACCCATTGATTTATACAAGATGATACGCGATGGACAGCAATGGACTGGCGGTAAGACTCCGTTCACCTACTGTGGTATGCCAGCCGTATTAGAGTTTGATGAGAACCCCGAGAACTGGAAGACACTTTGGCCCAAAACCAATATCCAGGAAAACGATATTGATGAGGTGCTAGATGATGGACTTTATCCGAAATGGGATGGACCCTCTTTATTTAAGAGGCGCTCTGAAGTTGCGCCATCTGTCTGGGCTATGGTCTACCAGCAAGAAGATGTCGAGTTCGACTCAATCTTTGCCCCAGCCTGTGTCGCAGGTTCCGTCAACGGAATGCGCAAGCGAGGACCTCTAAAGCCTGGAGCCGCTGGACACCCACGTCATGTGGAAGGTTCTTATACTATCATTGGTCTTGACCCTGCTATGGCAGGTGCTACGGCTGCGGTTGTAGTTACTTACAATAAGGCAGATTCTAAAATTTACGTTTTGGATTGCGTCAATATGACCGAGCCCACACCTATGAAGATTCAAGCACTCATTGAAGAATGGGTCGAGAAGTATCATCCTCAGGAACTGCGTATTGAAATTAACGCACACCAGAAGGCTTACGCCCTGGATGATAACCTTCGTAACTACCTAGCATCTTATGGATGCCAGTTAAACTCACACTTCACAGGTAAGAATAAGTGGGACACTTCTTTCGGTGTAGCCTCTATGGCTAGCCTCTTTGGAACTTTACGAGATGGTAGATTCCAAGATAACAATATTATTGAATTGCCTTCTAACGAAGGTTCTGAAGGTTTGAAGACTTTGGTACAGGAACTAATTACCTGGAAGCCAGATACTAAGAACCCAACCGACTGCGTAATGGCTCTTTGGTTTGCGATTATTCGCGTAAGAGAAATGATGCAACAGTCTAGCAGGATGGGTCAATACGCACCTAACCGATGGGCAACAAGAGCACAAAAAGCACAGCGCGGTTCAATCCAATTGGATGAAGCATTCGCTGACCAATGGAATGACTACTACGGATAGGAAAATAAAATGGCAAAACCAATTCTTCCACGCATCACCGCTGGCATTACTGGCTCAGGTGGAGCAAAGATAACTCCTATCTATAAACAATCAATTCCTTCTGCAACTGTTAAAGTTACCAAACCTACGTCAGACGTAGCGCGTAACATTAAAAATGCTATTACTGCTCAAAATCTTGAAAGTGCTAAATCTGGAAATGCAGCAAAATTGCATATTAAAATTTCTGACGAAATGAATGTAGGAAAAAAAGCACCTGTTGTTAAAATTAATAGTGGTCGCGGCATTGGCGGCGGCGGCTTAAACCCTTTCAAAATTAGATAATTAATTCCCTTTAACTGTTAGGACAACAATGGCATTATCAATGGAGCAAGTAGCAGCACGCGTTACAGCGTTACGCTACCGCAACAACGAGCGCGACCAGCGCAACCTTGACGTCCTTGCTGTACGTAAGGGCAAGATTGCTGAAGTCTATCCTGACTTCTTCCCAGATGGAGTAAATGCCAATGTCGTGGCAAATTTTATTGACATTGTTGCGCGTGACCTATCCGAAGTTATGGCACCACTCCCAGCCGTCAACTGTTCAGCAGCGAATCAAGTTAGCGACCGCGCTCGTACTTTCGCGGATAAGCGTACGCGGATTGCTTCTAACTATTTTTCTCACTCTGACCTTGCGGTACAAATGTACTCGGGAGCAGACTGGTACATAACATATGGTTTCGTTCCGTTCATTATTGAACTGGACGAAGAAAGCAAGTTGCCTCGCATCCGCATAGAAAACCCACTGGGTGCTTACCCAGAGTTCGACCGCTATGGACGCTGCATCGCTTTTGCTAAAAGATACATGATGAGTCTTGGCGAATTAGTTTCGCAATTCCCTGAGTATGAGCGTGAACTGCTAGGTGGCTACGGCTACAAGCAAGACCTCAATCACCAGGTTGAATTAATTCGCTATTATGATAAAGACCAATCACTTATCTATATTCCTTCAAAGCAAGACCTAGTACTATCAAAGGCTGCTAACCCACTCGGTAAAATGATGGTTGTAGTAGCACGTAAACCATCTATTGATGGTGAACTACGTGGACAGTTTGATGACATTCTAGGTATCCAACTCCTACGCAACCGCTTTGCGTTGCTTGCAATGGAAGCAGCAGAGAAATCTGTACAGGCTCCTATTGTACTTCCTCAGGATGTTCAAGAATTACAACTTGGTGGAGATGCGGTTATCCGTACATCTAATCCAGCAGGCGTACGCCGTGTAGAACTTTCTATTCCACAGGGTGCATTTACAGAATCACAACTTCTTAACCAAGAACTTCGCGTTGGTGCTCGCTATCCTGAAGGACGTACAGGAAATATCAGCGCATCAGTTGTTACTGGTCAAGGAGTACAGGCTCTTATGGGAGCCTTTGACACACAGGTTAAATCAGCACAGGCTATCTTTGCTGCCGCACTTCGTGATGTTATTAGCGTCTGTTTCCAAGTAGATGAAGAAATCTATCCAGAAGAAAAAACAATTCGTGGTGTAGATTCTGGCTCACCTTATGAAGTTACATACAAGCCTACCAAAGACATTAAGGCTGATTATTCAGCAGATGTTCGCTATGGTATGCTCGCGGGACTTAACCCAGCACAGGGTCTTATCTTTATGTTACAAGCACTTGGTGGCAAACTTATCTCCCGTGACATGGCGATGCGTGAACTTCCATTTACTGTTAACGTAACTCAAGAACTTGAAAAGATTGAAATCGAAGATATGCGCTCTGCGCTTCTCGGTTCACTAACTGCCTATACTCAAGCGATTCCACAGATGGCTTCATCTGGTGGCAATCCTGCAGAGATAGTAAGTAAAATTGCTGCGGTAATCAAGGCACGCCAAAAGGGACAGGCGCTTGAGGATGCGATTGAAGAAGTCTTCGCACCCGTAGAACAAGTTCCTCCTGCTGGCGCACCTGCTTCACCTGTTGAGCAACCGTCCCCTGCTCCAGAAGGTATGCTGGCAGGAGGCGCTCCTTCTCCTATGGGAGAGATGGCACCACAGGGACCACCACCAGATATTCAATCATTACTTTCAAGCCTATCCTCATCAGGAAAAGGTAGTGCAAGAGTCGTAACCAGAAGTTAACTAAGTAGGGGACAATGACAACTATAATAGGAATACAGCACGACAACGGCTGTACCTTAGTTGCCGATAGTCTAGTCAGTGACGATAGTGGTCGTACTTGGATTCATCCACAGATGACTAAGATTAATAAACGCGGTGCTTTCTTAATTGCAGGTGCTGGAGAAGTTGGACCGTGTGACATCGCCCAGCATATTTGGGAACCACCAGTTCTAACTGTTAAAGATAAAAAAGATGTTTATCATTTTATGATTACAAAGGCTATGCCTTCACTTCGTGAATGCTTAAAGGCCAATGGATATAACTTCGATGAGCCACAGGATAAAGATTCTAGTTCTAGATTCCAATTTTTAATGGCTGTTAATGGTGAGTTATTTGATATTGGTGATGATTTATCAATTATGCGTAGCGGTGATGGCTTCTATGGTATTGGTTCAGGCGCACAGATTGCGCTAGGAGCGTTGCACGCAGGAGCAGAAGCAGTAAGAGCAGTAGAAATTGCTGCTAAATTAAGTATTTTTTCATCAGGTCCATTTCAAACTGAAATTCAATTTACTAAGTAGGAGGAAATATGGCTGGAAATCAGAATAGTGGCGGCATGCGCCCTACTGCTCCACAGAATAATCCTGCTAATGTTTCAGGCACAGGCGGAGCAGGACAGTCGGGACAACCTCAACGGTATATCTCTGGCATGCCTTATGGTCAAGGACAAGCATTAATGGCGCAGCAACAAGGTGCTCCTATGGCTGCTGCTCCTTCACCTACTCGTACACCACCAGCACCTATGTTGCCAAATGTAACAAGTATTAACGAACCAACTACACGTCCAGATGAACCAGTTACATCAGGCATTGCGCTAGGCGCAGGCCCAGGACCAGAAGCACTTAGTATGCCTTCAATGCAGGATACCTCAGAAGATAAACAACGCTTGTTATCATATCTTCCTGCTCTTGAATCAGCCGCTCTTAGTCCTGATGCCTCTCAAGCGTTTCGCAATTATGTGAGAGTTCTAAGGGCTGAGTTTCTATGACAGTTAAGAAACCTACTGTATTCGACGTCGCTGGTGCTTTTAATGACCAGCATAATCAGGATAAAAAGCCTGAATCATTTGCGCTTCCGCTAGATGTTGCGCGTGGACTACCTAAGATTGCTCTTAGCGATTTTATCACCAAACCTTTGGCTGCTCAAAAGGCTGTGCAAAATGTTACTGGAGATTTCTTCAGCAAAATCGGTGCAGGCTTAGGCAAAACATGGAACTTTATTTCACAGGCTGGTTCATACTCAATACTAGGCGGCGGCACTCAGAGTCTACCACAAGGTTGGGGCAGTGAATTAGCCAAAGAATTTACTTGGAAAAATTTTAAGTCTTGGGATTACTGGAAGCAAGAATTTGCTGAACTTAAAGTTGATTGGGATAAGGCTGGCGACGTAAGTCCTGGTCGTGCCGTACAGTATAAAACTGTTGGTAGTTGGTTAAACTCAGCAGCAAATACTATTGGTCTTCCTGACGGAGCAGACAACAAATTTTTTCAAGACCATATAAAGTTTGCTACTAATGATTTTAATATTTACAGTTACAATGACCGCGAGAAAGCATTTCGCGACCAAAACTTTGGTAAGATAGCATCTTGGTCATCTGACTTTATGTTTCAGTGGTTTGCTGACCCAACTATTGTCGTTGGCAAAGGAATTAAAGCCTATAAGGCTATTGGTCGCACACTAGATGAGGGTATGGACCTAAACAAGGTTCTATCTGGCCAAGAAACTGGTTTCAAAGCACGCAAAGTTAGAGGAACTTTTGATGACTTCTTAACTAAAACTGATGGAATGAATGAACAAGATTTGCTACGTATTAAAGCAATTCGCGAGTCATCTAATCCTGCAATCTTAGCAGACATTTTAGCAGATGTCAATAGAATATCTGACCCTATTGCTCGCCGCGAAGCAAAGATTCTAGCAATGGCAAGTGCTATGGGTGACGCTGATGCTTTTGCAAAGTTAGTAGCCAAAGAAAAAAGAATTGCTACCAAGATTGGTTCACTTCATGATGAAGTAACAGAAGCCAAGTACCTTGGAAAAAGCATAGACCCAGATACAGGTAGACTAACACACGAATTATTAAATGAAGGCGATAGCCTTTCTAAAGCGCAAGCACAACTTGCTCAATACGAAGATAAGATTGACGAAGTTCATAGATACCTTACTCTTAATGCTACTCTTGACCCAGCAAAGGTTCCATTTATCGACTTAGGTTCAAAGACACGCCAAGCATTTGTTAATAGTGAAGAGACTCTTCTACTTCGTGGCGGTGCTGCAGGTGCGGGTGTTCGCGTAATGACTGGATTCTTCACAAAGCGTCCACGCTTCTGGATTGATTTTACCGATAATAGCAGCACTCTAACTATTGATAACATGCTTAACCAAGTTGTTGGCATTTCTACTTCCAGGTCAAAAGAATACGCTGGGAAAATTGCCACACTAACAGAGCAAATTGCATCCAAGACTCTCAAGGGTACTGACTTAACAGAGGCTAAGAAGTCTCTAGAACAACTAAACAATGAATTTAATACAGCAAACTTTACAGTAGGGCGTCGAAATGAACTACTATCTAAGTACACTGGTGCGTTAAATGAAAATGAACGCGCAATTGCTTATCAAGAAATTGAAGCAGAACTGTTTGATACAATTGCTTTGCAATTTGGTTACACTAAAGAGCAAGTACAGGCAGCATATGCCATGTACTCAGGCGCTCGCACTAGAGCACGCAATTTAATTAAAGAGCGAGCATACACAGGCGCTACAGAGATAGTTAAATCTGGCAAACGTTCTACAGAAGTTCCTGTTGGCTCACGCGTAACTCCTATTGTTGGTACTGGCGGAATGCTGCATGTATTCCCAATGCCATTAAATGAAACACAATTGCTTAAGCAGTTGCCCACACTAGATATTGAGGCAATGTACACCGCTCTCCGTCGCCATACCCGCGCTAATCGTATTGATAGCAAGTATGGAAAAGTTTTCGGAAAAGCATACGAGCGTGTAGCACAGGGAAGAATCATTACAAATGATATTCTTGATGCTTTAGACGGTCTGTTAAAGTTTGAGGTACTAGCACGTCTAGGTTATCCTGTTCGTAACGCTACAGAAGGCAACATGCGCATTATGGCGACAGTTGGCCCATTAGCACTGTGGGAGGCAAACTCACAGTATGGTAAGAACTTCATGCTTAATAGCGCACGTTTTCGTTTTACTGCCAAAGAGGCTTTAACAATAGCAGAACGCACAAGATTAGATACTGAAAGACTGGCTCTGTACGCTGGAAGAGATTTAGCGGACGACCCAATCGCAGTTGATGCGGCAATCATGGAACTTGATGCTTTGCTTGCTGGCAAAGGTAGTAAGTTTGCAAAAGAAAAGTTTGGCGTTGGAACTTACAAGTACAATGGTGTAACTCTAAATGATGCTAAAGGTGCCACAGTAGAACAGTCTAAATATTATGATGAGAAATTCATTCGTGAAGGTTCATCTCTTATGGACACCAGTTTAACTCAAAGCAAAAGAGGATACTCTAGAGCAATGGAAACTAATGGTGACTTTGTAACTATTCCTGGTTCAGATATTAACTGGGCTCCTGCCTACATTCGTGTAGTTAATCGACAGATTCGTGGCTCAGCGCTAAGTCGTCAACTATTGAATCCTAAAGTAAAAGCAAAAGACATTGAGAAGTGGCTATTGACTGATGCTGAAGGTCAAAGAATTATGCGCTCAGTAGCGCAGGGTCGTACTGCCCTGGAACTTGCCGAAGCAAATATAAAGAATGTAGATAATCTATTTGCTAATAGTCCGCAACTGCGTAAAATTGCTGCAGAGCGAAGCATCACCGCAGATGACATAACTACTCATTTGGGTAAAGATTCACGTTTTTATCCTGATGTCAATGGTGCTCAAATTTCAGAGACTAATGGAACCTCACCTTTTGTTAGAGCATATTCTTATACTATAGATAAATTCTATAAGTATCTAGGCGAGGCTCCAGAATCTCACCTAACTCGTAATCCTTTATTTGTGGATTTATATCGTAAACGTTTGAACGCAAGTGTTGATAAGGCAATTGCTACCTACAAAGGTAATACGATTCCAGCAACATACTTAAGGAAACTAGAGTATAATGCTCGTCAGTTTGCTCGCCAAGAGATGCGTCGTACTTTGTATGATATCTCAGAACGTTCAACCAATGCCGCAACCATGCGCTACATATTCCCATTCTTTGGTGCTTTCTCAGATGTTGCCGAAAAGTGGACTCGTATTGTATCTAATGACCCGTCAGTTGCCGCCAAGATGAAGATTGCCTGGGACGCACCAGACCGTGCTGGTCTAACTGAGGAACGCGATGGATTAACTTACATTAACGTTCCTGGTTCATGGACCAAAAACATTCCTGGACTTGATGGTCGCGAACTATCAATTCCCAAGGCAAGCCTTAACTTAATCTTCCAAGGTGGCAGTTGGTGGAATCCAGGTGCTGGTTGGTTCGTACAGATTGCTGCATCTAACTTAGTTAAAAGATATACTGATTTAGAAAAGAATGCTTTTATTAAAGAGATTCTTCCATACGGACCTAAAAAGTCAAGCAATCTTCCTGGCATAGCAGGATTTGCAGAAGAACTATTGGTTCAAAATGCTGCATTGCGTAAGACCATTGATGCTTTTGATGAAGAAAGTCCAGGGCGTCAACGCTTAACTGCTATTATATTTGCCGAAGAATGGGTTAATTTTAACAGAGGTTTGAGAAATGATAAACCTACTAAAGATGAGATTAACTCAAAGGTAATGAAGGTGCTAGGACTAGAAATTGGCAGTCGTGCCATTTTGCCTTTTGCTACCAACTATAAGTCACCTTATCAGTTCTATATTGATGAGTATCAGAAATTACGCCAAGCAGACCCTTTGACTGCTGGCGAGAAGTTCTATGACAAGTTTGGCTCTGATTACTTTGAGATGACAACCAGTATCTCGCAAAACAACACTGGCGTAGCATCTACCCAGAGTGCCTACAAACGTTCCAAAGAACTTAAGGACTTAATTGCCCTACAACCAGAGTATGGTTGGTTCCTTGTGGGAGATACTAATTCTGGTGAATTCTCTCCTACGGTATATGGGAATCAGTTTGGACAGAAGGTTGGCGCTGGCTCTACAACGGCCTTTAGAGAGCGTCAGGACCCGTATGAGGCTGTTGAAGAGGCTCAGGCTGAAAAGGGTTGGTTAACCTACCGTAAGGGCATGGCTTTCCTAGAAGCAGCACGCATTAAGGCTGGTTTACCCAGCCTAAACGTAAAGGCAGCAGAATTCTTACAGGTAAAGAAGCGTGCATTTATTGCTGAGTTGGGTAACGAGAATCCAGCATGGATTGATGCCTACAAGAAGATTGATTCTGGCAAAGTAATCAAGTTCCTTAAGTTTGCAACTGCTGTTGTAGATGACCCACGCCTTTCAGGGCGCAAGGATATCCAGACATTAAAGGAATACCTAGATGGTCGCAAATGGATACAAGAGCAATTAAGATTCCGTGCTTCTAAGTCATTAGACAATCCATCTAATGGAGACCTTAATTACAAGTGGCAAACTTTTACTGGTGCCTTAATTGAACAAGATATCACATTTGAAAGAATTTATACAAGAATGCTTGAACAAGATAATCCATCGGAAGGCTTCTAAATGGGCGCGTATGAAAATTTAACTGGCGGAACCAGCACTACTGGTGGCACAGGTGGTGCGAACGCTTCTGGACAGACACAAGGATATTCTCCTTATGGATTTCAAGGCTTTCAAGGCACAAATGTAGCGCGTCCATCTCAAGATGTTGCTATTGGTGAAGTCTACACTTGGGAAGTTGGCGGAAAGAAGTATAATGACTTCGTAGCCAAACTGCGCAAGTGGGGCTATGTTGGGCCAAAAGAAAGAATTTCACCACCTGAGGTATGGACTTATTGGACTGGCGCTGTTAGTGCTGTCTATACGATGTACGAATCATCTGGCGGTAAAAACAATATGACTCCTGAGCAGTACCTACAAGCATACGCGGCTCCTAGCGGGGGCTCTGGTTCTGGTTCTGGTTCTGGTTCCAACTTGCCATCCAAGGCTATTAACCAGATTGACCCTGTTATTAAGGCTGCTATTGTACGCAGTGTTTACCAGAGCAAATTGGGTCGTAATGAAACTCCAAAAGAGTTAGCAGATGAACTAGAAAAGATTGATAAAGGTATTGCTACTGGAAGAACTGCTACAACTAAGATTGTTGGTGGAAAACAAGTTACTACCTACACACCAGAATATAGCCAGTCAGTTGCCGAACAGCAAATTGGTGCTGGTATTGAAAGCGCAACTACAGGTCCTGTAGCACAAGACTTAAAAGAAAAGCAAAGTCTTGACTTCATGGACTTCTTAAATGGTTTAGGGGGATAATCAATGGCATCTACATATAAAGTTGTCAAGGGTGATACCCTCAGTGCTATTGCCAAGCGATATGGCATTACTCTTGCTCGATTAATAAAGTTGAACCCACAGATTACTAATCCTAATCTAATTAAAGTTGGTCAAGTTGTAAATATTTCTGCGCCAACTACCACATCTACAACGACAAGCGAATCTGCTCCAGTTGGTTCTTCTTCTATATATGACCCAGACCCTGGCTCAGCCGTTGGTGGACCTGGTACTGGAACTCAAGCCGTAGTTGGTGGTCCTGGTTCAGCAACTGTTGGCGATGCCTATGTTGGTGGCGAAAGCGATGCAGTAAACGCATATGGCCTAACACTTGATTTACTTAAACTATTTCCCGAACTACAGGATACTTATGACGCCTTTATTAGAGGCGATAAGACTGGCGCACAACTCGCGTATTATAAAACTAATTATTATAAAAATGTAACTG